CCGACTTCTGGAGCGCCAGCCCCTCGGCCGTCTCCGCCCGGCTGGCCTCGGCCGCAACAGCGGAGGTCGCGAACGACTGCGCGGCGGCCTGAGCCGATGCCGCAAGACCCGAGGCGTCGAACGCGCCGGCCGGCTGCACCGCCGCCGTGCCGAGCCCGAGGTTAGTGCGCGCCGTCGCCGCGCTGGCCAGGTCGGACAGGTTGGCCGACTTCTGGAGCGCCAGCCCCTCGGCCGTCTCCGCCCGGCTGGCCTCGGCCGCAAGCGCGCCAGCCGTGGCCGCGCCTACGCCCGCCGCCGTCAGCGTCGTCCACGCCGACGCGCTGCCGACGCCGGTCGCCGACGGCACCTGTCCCGACGTCGCGACACCCGACGTCAGTGGCAGGTACTGGTACGACGTGGCCACCACTGGCACGATCACCAGCTCGTCAAGCCACTGCACCGCCCCGTTCGCGTACAGCAGCTGCGTGCAGAACTGCGGCACGATCACCTGCCCCGCCGCCGACGTCACGCTGATCAGGTAGCCCGCGCCCGGCTGACCGGGAGGCGCGTAAGCCGGAAGGATGTTCGCGTTGTCATTCGCGACGATCCCCGCCAGCTGGCCCGTGCCGCCCGTGAACGTGTACGTGCGGGCCACCGCCCCGACCAGCACGTGGTCAACGGGGTCGGACATCTGCGCCGTCGGCGTGATCGACAGCACCGCACTCAGGCCCGCCTCGATCAGGTCAGCCAGGTCCCAGCGAAGCTCAACAGTGCTCAGTGTCACGGCGCGCACCCCAGCGACCCGCCGAGCGCGGCGAACCCCGCGTGCAGCTCCTGGTCGTAGGCCCGCGCCGGGTTCGTCACCGGGTCGCCCGGCGGGGGCTTCAGCGCGGCCAGCTTCCCCAGCTCCATGCAGAACTTCGCCTCGGTGGCCTGGTTCTGGCGGTGCTGCCCGGCCGCGAACACGCTCACCTCGTGCGCTGTCCAGAACAGGTTGCCCGACCCGACCAGGGCGCCGATAAGGAACAGGACGGTGACCGCCCGCCCCTGTATCCGGCTCAGGCCGCGCTCCCCCCGCTCCCCCTGCGTGCCGCGCTCCCCGCGCGTGCCCTGGTCGCCCTGCGGGCCGCGCGCCAGAGACTTACCCGGGCTCATCAGTGCCCTCCGATGACGATGCGTGCAATGAGGCCGACGGCGGCTCCGCAGGCGGGTGCGAGGATTCCGAGGACGACCCAGCCCCGGACAGCACGGTGGTGACGGCCGACCGCGCGGCGGGCGCGATGCAGACGAGCGCCACGGCCAGCAGCGCGCCGTTGGGGTCGGGCCGCTGCACCTGCGACCAGATCACCCACATGCCGTACCCCGTCAGCATGACGTCCCGCACCAGCTGCCACAGGATCGATAGCCACTTCACGCTCCCCCTCTTTCGCTTGCCATGTTCGACACGTGCCGCTTCAAGTCCTCATGATTGCGCTGCCGCTGCCGCGAAGCCCGCACGTGGGCGACGGCCACCGCGCCGAGCGTCCAGACGGACGGGGCGAAGATGTTCGGCCAGCTCTGCCCCCAGTACTCGGCATCCGCCCAGTGCAGCAGGTGCCGGATCATGCGACCTTCCGGAACGTCGTCTTGAAGCACTGGATCACCGGGCTGCCCGTAGTGGCCGCCCACTTGGCCTGGACCGCCACGGTGACGGCACTGGACACGGCCTCGATCTTGGCCGTGCTGTTGGAGGACGCCAGCGGCACCGAGTTCTGGGCCTGGGTGGCCGGCAGCACGTCAGTCTGCGTGCTGATGACGCCCATCAGGTCGCCCCACCACGCGCTGATCCCGTCAGCACAGGTCAGGTCGAAGATCATCTTCCAGGTGAGGACTGCCGACGCCTGGAACGCGCCGGGGGCCACGTAGCAGCCGGACCCGAACTGGGAGCCGTTCAGGCTCATGGCGAAGTACAGCTGCTGCGCCGCACTGCCCCACGTGCACTGCCCCGAGCAGATCAGCTGATAGGCGGCGTTCGCGGACGGCTCGCCCGCCGGGATCGTGTACGGATTCGACAGGCTCGCGTAGCTGGTGCCGCTGACCGTGGCCTGGACCGTGTCGGCATATCCATAGTATTGGGACAGCTGGCCGGGCTGCTGGCCTGCTGTCAGGGCCTGGCCCGCGTAGATGAGAGTGTTCACCGTAACCTCCTAGAGCGCCGCGACGGGCAGGGGATAAACCTGCACGGCCGCGCCCGCGGACTGCGCGACCACCACGCCGTTGACGCTGCGGGTGACCGTGAACGCCTGCGGGCTCGATGACCCGGTGATGTCCGTGACCGTCATCACCTCGCCGCCGACGACTATCTCGAACGGCAAATCAGCCGCGTTCACCGTCCAGATGTTCCCGGCCGTCGTCTCGACGCTCAGCGTCGTCGCCGACGCGGATGCGCCCGCGGCGAGCTGCGACCCGGCAGTCGCCGCATGTGCCGCCCCGGCCTGCGCCACCTCGTACGGGGACTCCGGCACCCCGTTGACCGTGATCTGGAACTCGAAGTCGCCGATGTTCTCCTGCACGCCCTGCCACAGCGCGCTGATCGCGTTAGGCGGCAGCCACGCGGGCGGGCCGTTGATCACCATCCGGTCGCCCAGGTCCATCTGCACGATCGCGCTGTACAGGCTGGCCAGGGCTGCCTGCTCCAGGTCCAGGACGAGGCCGGGATAGCGCGGCTCGTCGATCGTGCCCATGTGCAGCATCCAGTTGCAGATGTTGTCCAGGTCCTTGTCCCAGGCCAGGTTCACGGTGCCCGTGGGCGTGTTGTCGTAAGTGCCCATCCCGCCCGTCCCGGGCGGCAGCGACGACAGGCGGCCGCCGGTGACCGGCTGGCCGGGCGCGGCGTAGTAGCGGACACTGGACCCGTCCTGGCTGGACAGCGTCACGTCATTGAGCGTCGTCTGGTCATCCTCAGTCGGATCGGAGGCATGAACTGACAGGTGGTCCTCGTCATAGCTGAGGGTGACCAGTGCAGGCTGGTTATACAGGGCCGCCCGGGTGACGTAGCCCCAGCCGAGGGCCTGCCGCAGCTCCGTCCAGATCCCGCGGTCCGCATCAGCGCACTCCTGCAGCAGCTGGGTGAGCGTCTCTGTCGTCTGGGCGCCCATCGCCACCGTGGCCGCCGGGTTGCCGCGGCACCGGAACTGGATCCCCTCCTCCCCGCACAGCCGTCCGAACCGCACCGCGGCAGGCTCCGCCAGCCAGGAGTTCAGCGGGGCGCCGAAAGCCACCAGCTGCGTGCTGCTGTAAACGGACTGCACGGCGGCGTGCCCGATCGTGACCGCGCCCAGCCCGGCCGCCCCCGCCGGGTTGAAGACGACCTGCGTCACGGCGCCGATGACCGACGGGTACGTGCCGCCGTAGCCGACCTGGCCCGCGACGGTGGATATCGCGTTAATCGACCAGCCGATGTCCGCGCCGTCCTGGTACAGGTCCACCTCAATGAGCCACAGGCCGCCGTCGATGCCGAAGCCGATGGGGCCGGAGGAGATCAGCTGGAGGTAGCTGCCGGCGGAGTAGCCGTTCAGGCCCAGCGCTCCCCCGGCGTAATACACCAGGTCGGCCTGGTCGATGGTGCCGTTGGTGAACATGCGGGCGATGACGGCGCCGTTGGGGATCGACCCGGCCGCCTCCTCCAGGAGGAACCGGAGCACGCAGGCGGTGCCGGCCGGATAGGACGGCACGCTCATGGTCATCACGGCGCCGTTGACGACGGGCAGCGCCAGCGAGCAGCCGAAATCGTTCGACGATGCCAGCTGCGGGCTGCCGGAGAACCGCATGGGCGGCCCGCCGATGCCGGACCCCAGCTGGGTGGCGCCCGCGGCGTCCTCCATCGGCACGTAGGCCACGGGGGCGGCGAACCCGCTGAGCTGCGTGTACGCCCGGCGCATAGGCGAGGCCAGCGGCGTGGCCGCCTGGCCGATCCGGCGCAGCAGGCCGCCGCCCGCCGCCGCGGTCGTGACCGCCTTCCCGGTCGGGTCCTGATTCTGCGTCCAGGACGACATCTCGAAATGGCCGTGGTAGTCCCGGTCGCTGATCTCCGCCGTGCCGTACAGGGTCCACGTGCCGCCCTGCGCGTCCGCGAACGACGTGGTGCCCGGCGCCTGGGCGGTGAAGTCCGGGGACGCCTTCACCGTGCCGCCGATCCCGGACGCGATCAGCAGTGCGTGGTACTTGCCCTGGTAGCCGGACGCGCCGAGCTGCGACAGGTCGGCGCCGGCACCGTAGGCGATCCCGGCCTGCACGGGGGCCGTCGAGGCGTACAGGCTGCTCGCCCCGGCTGCGAGGGCGGCGCCCAGCTGGGTCCATGACGCGCCCGTCAGGCCGGCCGGGGCCGTCCAGAACGTGACCGTGCCGGTACTGGCGGCGAAGGTGACCCGGGCGCACATGCGGCGCCCCGCGGGCACCGGCACCGGCACCGTGGAGACGGCCTGCTTCCGCGTGGCCATCGTGCCGTCCGTCGTCCAGCTGAAAACCAGGAACCCGCCGGCCGTCACGGCGAAGGCCCACGACCGCTCGTTCCCGGCCGACGCCCACTTGGACGCCAGCCACATCGCCGACAGCCACCCGTTATCCGGGGTCATGTCGGCCTGCAGGTCCATGTCGCCGGTGATGGACACGCCGCCGGTGCCGGGCCCCTGCGCGCCGCTGGCCTGATCCTCCTCTGAGCGCATGTACGAGGCGCCCTCGGGGATGCTCACGCGGCACGGGATGTTGCGAATCAGGTACGGGTAGAACGGGCTGGCCGGGTTCGTGCTCGTGAACGCGCCCGCGGTGTTCGTCAGCGTCATCGCCAGGGTGCTCGCCGTAGTGGTCACCGACTCGTCCGGATGGCCGCGGCCGATCGCGATCATGGCGTGGTCCAGGTAGGAGGTGATGTCGGTCCAGGTTCCGTTGGCCAGCAGCTCGGCCGTGCGGCCGAGTGCCGTGGCCGGGAACGAGGGGGCGGCGGGGATCGCGTCGAAGGTCACCGGGTCACCGCCCCAGTACCGCGGGGTCGCCGCCGCGGATCCGGATGTGCTGCTTCAGCAGGGTGATGAGCGCCTGGTCGGCGCTCGTGCCGACCCACTCGAGCTGCAGCGGGGCGCCGCCGCCCGGGCGGCCCGGCCCGCCCGCCGCGGAACTCCCGTACCCGGCGGGGATCGCGGCCTTCGCCATCCGGGACGCCGCGGCGGTTACCTTCGCAAGGCTGTCATCCAGGCCGAGCACCAGGCCGGCGCCGGCCATCCGGCCGTGATCGCGCAGCACCGTGCTAGGTGAGTGGATGCCGAGCTCTTTGCGCAGCTCGGCGACCATGCTCTTCGCGATCGCGTCCATCTCTTTCGTGATCGCCTTCTGCTGGCTCTGCAGGCCGGACAGGAGCCCCTTGCCCGCGTCCTTGCCGCTGTCGTACATGGCATCGGCGGCCGTCTGGCCGAGCGAGACCGAGACGGAGGCGATCTGCGACTCCTGCGCGTTGATCTGGCGGATCTGCGCCCAGCTGCCCGCCGCGAGCTCGGCGGCGATCGGGCCGCCCGACGCGGGGCCCGCCTGGATGAGCTGGTCGATGTATGCCTTGCTCAGCCCCATCCGGCCCAGCTTGGCGATGTTGTTCTTGAACTGGCGGATCTGCGTCACGTCCTGCTTGAGCGAGACGATGATCTCGCCCTCCGACAGCGGCGTGGTGCCGCCCCCGGCGGCCTGCGAGATGCCGTAGGCGCTCTCGGTGGCCGTCGTCACGCTGGTCGCGTACGCGTCGGCCTTCTTGATCGTCGCCGCGATCGTCTGCCGCTCCGTCGCGAGCTTCTGGAGCTTCCAGTTGTCGTCCTGGATCCAGGTGAGCATCCCGGACGCCTTGCCGGTGGTGACGTCCCCGGCCGACCATGCCTCCATGACGACGGTGCTGAGCTTGTCCACGGCCGACTTGGCCTCGGCGCCGGTGGCGGCGTTCTCCAGGCCGCCCAGCAGCCCGGCCTTCATCTTCAGGCCCATTTCCTGCATCGCCCTGCCGAGCTTGCCCTCACGGGCCGTCAGCGCCGCCGTGATCCGCGCCCCCAGGCTGTCCGCCTCCGCCGCGGTGATCTCCCCTGACATCGCGGCGTCCGTCACCTCCTGCGACAGGCGGCGCGACTCGTCGATCGCCTGCTGCTTAGTCTCGGTGATGCCGATTGCCATGCCGGCGGTGACATCGCCGCCGATCTCGTAGAAGACCCTGCTCGGGGACAAGGACTTCAGCACGCTCTTCGCCGCGCCGATTACGTCGCTGCCGAGACCCTCGACCGCGTGCAGGGCCGCCCCGGCCTCGTCTTCGATGCCGTGCACCAGGCCCATGACCAGGCTCTCGCCCGCGTCGATGAGCAGCGTGCCGAAACGCTCGCCCTCGTGCAGGATCCGCCCCGGGAGCGCCTCGAAGAACGAGATCACCCGGTCGCCGTCGTGCCGCACGTCATCAGCCCACTGCGCCACGTCGTGGCGTATGTCATCGAACGTGTGCGAGAAATCGTGGCCCAGGTCGGCGGCCAGGCTGCGCAGCCGGTCAAACCAGGCGGAGACGTCGTGCCCCGCATCGGCGACCGCGTGGCGCACCACGTCGAACGCCGCCGCCGTGTCGTGGCTCAGCACGTGCCAGTGCTTCACCAGCTCGTAGATCCCGACGCCGAGCGCGGCCAGGGCGAGGATGATGGCCCCGATCGGGTTCGCGTCCATGGCGGCGTCCGCCTCGCCCTGCGCGACGGTCCCTTCCTCTGTCGCGACCGTCGCCTCCCCCTGCGCGGCGGCCTGGCCGCGCAGCATCGTCACCATCTTCCCGCCCCAGGTCAGGAGCTTGCCGCCCCCCTTCCACAGCCCCTCGACGCCCTCAACCGCCCCGGTCAGTCCGTCTTCCAGCTTCTTGAGGGCGATCAGGGCGAGGATGCCGCCCACGGTCCCGGCGAAGGTGACCGCCCAGCCGTTGCCCTTCTCCAGGGCGCTGACGAAGCTGTCCGCCCAGCCCAGGACCTTCTCGGCCTCAGGCAGAAGATCGGTGCCCAGCTTGGTCGCCAGCGCCTCCGACCCGGCCTCCAGGTCCTTGAGCTCCTGCTGCGGGGTCTTGGACTGGGTCGCCCACGCCGCGCCGAAGTCCTTCGCGCCCTTCTCCAGCACCGGGAACTTGCCCTGCAGCCGGGAGAACTGGTCAGTCAGCACCCCGATCGCGACTCCGGCCTTCTTGCCGAAGATCTCGGTCATGTACTGGCCCCAGTCGGCGACCGGGACCTTGCTCGCCTTCAGGTGCTGAATGAACTGGCCGATCGCGGCGGACAGGCCGTGGTGCTCCATCGTCGAGGCGAGCGTCGTCATGCCCAGGCCGATAGAGGACAGGATGGGCTTGGCGGCTACCAGCGGGGCCTGCACCGCCTGCCATGCCATCCGCAGGGCGGTGGCCGCTTTCGCGCCGCGGATGTTGTTGTCGCCCAGGACCGCAAGCGCAGCGCCGACCTGGTAAATCGACTGCCCGTACGACTTCGCGACGGCCATTGCACCGGTACCCATGGCGTCCGTCAGGTCCTGCATCGCCATGTCGCCAGACCCGACGATGCTGTTCAGCGCGCCCATCGCGCTGCCGTAGGAGGTAATGCCCGGCACCCCGGCCGCGATCGTGGCGTCAAGGGCGTTCGTGGTGTCGACCAGGTTCGACCCGCCGACGTCGGCCTCCTCCGCCGCCGCCTTCACCATGGACAGGGCCTTCGGGCCGGTGATCCCCACCGACGCGAACGAGCTTTCAACGTGGTACAGCGACTCGGCCAGCGCGTCCGGGGCCTGCCCGACCGGGCCCGCCATGTTCAGGATCCCGGCGGACAGGCCCTTGATCTGCGAGGTCGCCACGCCCGCCTGCGTGTGAACCCGGGTCATCTCCTGGGAGAACCCGGCCGCCTTGACGATCCCGTAGGCCAGGCCGCCCGCGACGCCCAGCAGGGCGTACTTGGCGACATCCCACGCCTTGCCAAGGGCCTCGGTCTTCCCGGCGCTTTCCTCCGCCTTGTCGCCCGCCGCCGCCTGCGCGTCGCCGAGTATCGCCGTCTCCGCCGTGAGCGACTTGGTCGCAATGCCCGCCTCGGCCTGCTCGGCCGACGCCGCCTCTGTCATCGCCCTGACCCGCGCCTCGGCGTCAGCGAGGCCCTTGCGGGCAGCGGCCGCCGCGAGCGACGTCTCGGTCAGCGCCGCCGTCGCCTCCGACAGCGCTTCCGCCGTCGCCGTGTCGTCGCCCTGCAGCGTCGCGAGCTTCTCCGCGGCGGCCGACTGCTCGGCGAGCGCCTCCGCCATCCGCGCCGACGCCGACGACACCCGGTCAGTCGCCGCGCCGAAGCCGTCCGCGCCCGCCGCGGTGTCCTTCAGCTCCTGCCGCAGCACCCCCAGCTTCGCCGACGCCGCGGCGGTGTCGATCCGGACGGCGAGGTCCGGACTCGCCGCCTTGAGCTCGTCGGCCTTCTTCTGGATGCGGTCCAGCTTCTCCGCGGTGGTGCCGTCGTCGGCGTCAATTTGCAAAAGCACGCGCCGCACCAGGGTGCCGGCCATCCGGGGTCACCTCCTCGGCGAGAACTCGATCTTCAGCCAGGAATCAATGGAGTCGATGAAGCCGGCGAAGTCGGCCAGGTCCAGGACTTCCACGTCGGGCGGCCGAAGGCTGCACAGCCGCGCCAGCTGGAACAGGTACCGGGCGCGCAGCCCGGCCAGGTCCCTGCTGGTCATGACCCGGTGGCGGCCTCCGGCTCGGGCCTGCGGGCGCGGGGCTTCCGGGTCGTAGCCGTCGGGGAGGACAGCGCCGGTGACAGCTGATCCCCGGGCGGGGAAAGGCCGGGCTGTATAGGGTCCGGCGCCGCCGCCTTTTCCGCCTTTTCCGCGCGCAGCTCCGCCACGCGCCTGCCCAGCGCCTGCACGTAGGCGGCGTAGAACCCGAACGGATCGAAGTCGACCTCGCCGATCACGGCGACCTCGCCGTTCTGCCGCAGCATCAGCCAGTACAGCGCCGCCACGTAATTCAGCCACTCCGGCGGCGGGTTCAGGACCTTGTCAGGCTCGCCGTCCCCGCCCTTCTCCACCGGGAACTCCAGGCCGTCCTGCCAGTCCCCGATCGACACGCCCGTGTAGGACTGAATGCCCATCGCGTCCTTGAACATGATGCGAGTGGTGTCGAGCCCCCGCTCACGGCCCTCGAAATCAACCCTGATCACCGAAACCTGCCTCTCTGCACAAACGGTCAATTTTCTGCGCGTACCTCGCCATGGCCGCCCCGGCGCGCAGCGCCGCCGCCGGGGCAAGGAACGGCGCCCCCGGCGGCCCGTACCAGTACTTGCGGTCGCCGAACAGCGGATGCCGCGCCCTGGTCTCCGCCGGGTACGCCGGCCCGGCATCCGTCCAGACCACCGCGGTGGTCTCCCCGGCGTCGACATTGACCGAGGCGGCGATCTGCCTCGACCACGCCGCCAGCTTCCGGGCCCCGGCCGCGATCTCCTCCGCCGCCACTGCCAGGTCCCCGCCGCCGACAGAGCCCGTCGTCGCCCGGACGCTGCCAGTGGCCCGCTGCCGCCGTGTCCGCGGCGCCCGCGCCCGCCGCACCGCCATCAGGCCGAGTCCAGGGTCCAGTAAGTGATCTGGCAGACGTTGTTGACCCCGTCGTCCAGGCCGGTCCACGGGACCGCCTGGGTCAGCACCACCGGGCCCGTGATCTTCGGCGACTCGCCCTCCAGGCGGATGTTCGGCACCAAGACCGAGAACGTGGCAATGTCACTGCCGGAGCCGATGGCCGCCGTCTGGAACTGGTACTCGATCGCCGTCGCCGTGTCCGCCGCGTACGCGTTGTAGTACGTCTCGGCGCTGAGCCACTCAACTGTAAACGACCCGGTCAGCGCGTTCAGGCCCTGCTGCAGCGGCTCGTTGCGGTACGGCGACACCTCAGGGCTGTAGCGGGTGGTGTCCATCGGGCGAGTGTGCTTGACCGAGATCGGGCCCTTGATGTTCCCGGCCACGACCGGGCTGGCCAGGCTCGTCACGCCGGACGTGGTGCTCGGCGTGCCGCCGTAATAGACGGTCGCGCCCGTCCAGCGGAACACGCTGCCCACGGGAGGCGCCGAGTAGGTCTGGAGCGCCGGCACCGAGGCGTTCAGCGGGTCCTTGTGCGTGCCGGCCAGCTCGTTGCGGCCCTCCAGGGTCAGGGTCAGCTTGGCGATCTCGCCCATCGCGGCGGAGACTTCCCACTCGCTGACCTTGCACCCGGTGTAGGTCGACGGCTCGACCGTGCCGCCGTCGACCGCCGGGGCGCCCTTCTGGAAGGTGAAGCTGTGCCCTTCCAGCGGGCCCGGCGCGTGAGTTGCCGAGTAGGCGCCCGTCGACGCGTCCTCCGTCAGGGCCGCGGCCGTCTGGCCAAAGCTGCCCATCATCCGGTACAGCCACTGCTGCATGCCGCGCTCGGGCAGGTCCATCACCACGCCGCCGCCCGCCGAGTACTCCGTCACCACCCGGCGCGAGGCCCGCGGGTACAGGGCACCGGAGACGATCCCCGTGCTCTGCTTGGTGACCTTCTTCAGCTCGAGGGAGTCGGAGTCGCACAGGTAAAACTTCGGCGCCGTCAGCAGCGAGACGCCATACGTCGCCTCGTCGTACGCGCACCACTGGGCGGCCAGGCCCGATTCGAGCGCCACGGGTTACGCACCTTCCTTCGGGATGACGGCCGAAGCCGGCGCTAGGCTGGGCTGCCCGCCGTCTGCGCCAGCGGGTGCGGGCGCGAGCCCGGCGGCGGACTGGCGCTCGCCGCCGGGCGCGGCGCCGACGTTCTCCCAGTGCTCGGTGTCGAACGCCGCCCCGGCCGGAAGGTCGGCGAGATCGCCGGGCACGGACCTCCCGAACGGCTTGATGCACCTGACAGGGGGCATGAAAATCTCCTAACTCGTCGTCAGCCGGGCACGGTAGGTAATGCGGAAAGTGACGAGCATCGCCGCGCCGTTCGCCACCTGGCGCGGCCCCCACTGGAACGGGCCGTCGACGCCGGACCACATGACCAGGCCGCCCATGCTCGCGTCACCCGGGCCGCCGGCCAGCGTGTCGCCGCGCAGCAGCAGCTCGACGCCCGCGACGATCGCCGCCGCCCCGTCCCGGTGCACCTTGCTCGCCGGGTCGCCCGACCAGTGCTGCGCCGCGCAGGTGATGCTGCCGTCCTCGTCGCGGGTCCTGGCGTGGTCCATCACCGGCCAGTTCTGGGTTGCCTCCGCCGCTATGTCCTCCGGATTGAGGGGGTCGGCGCCGATCCACAGCACCCGCTCAAGGCTCTGCGTCGCCACAGGCGGCTGCGGCCCGTCGAACACGTACGCCGGCGGGGACGCCGCGCCGAGCAGCGGCGACGCCTTCGCCGCCGCCACCAGGTAATCGGTGACCGCGGGGACCTGCGACGTGGTTGTGGCTGTCATGCGAACGCCGCCCTCGCGCCCGAGCCGGAAACCGTCGCGAACAGCTCCAGCGCCCGGTTCGGGATCGCGTACCCGAACCCGGGCACGACCGTCACCGACTCGCCCGCCGCGATGTTCTGCGCCCCGGCGCCGCCGCGGGTCACCTGGTACAGGTGCTCCAGGATGATCCGCGCCCCGTCGTAGACCGCCGACGGGATCACCGCCCGCCCTGCCCAGTAAACGGCCTTGTACTGGGCCAGGTAGTCGGACGAGTAGAAGAACGGGAACCCGGCCGCGTGCCGGATGATACCCGTGTCCGGGTCGACAAGCAGCTGATCGATGTCGTACATGAACCCGTAGGACAGCAGCGGCGTGATGCTGACCAGGCCGTTAGTCACCGACCCGTCGCGCTGGTACGTGGTGTCGATCGGCGTGCCCAGGTCGGTGCGGACCGGGGCGTGAGACAGGATCAGCGCCCGGCCCGACGCGCGGATTACCTCCGTGCGCTGCCTGGTGACGACGGCGCCGCACGCCCACTCCGCCACCTCGCTGGCGGACGCGTTGTAGCCCTGCAGCTCCCCGTCGAACTCGGTCGTGCCGGTCAGCTTCAGGATCTGCTTCGCCTGCGCGAGCGACACGATCGTCGGGTCGGCGGAGGTCTGGACCTCGAAACTGTCAGCGAACGCGCCGGGATACGCAGTGTCCGCGGCCACCCACAGGACGATGTGGTGCCCGGCCTGTGTCGTCACGTACGTCGCGGCATAGGTCCCGGTCCCGGTGCGCGTGACCTCCGGGGCCGTGGTGGTGCGGTCGGGCAGCGTGATCGTCACCGTCACCGTGGCGGCGTCCTGCGGGTTGCCGTCCGTGTCAGCGTTAACGAAGCCGGGGACGGGCACTGCCGCGCCCTGGTACCACGGTGCCGTCGCGGGCACTGCCCCTCATCTCCCGTCTTGTCTCGGCGTGGCCGGGTCAGGCGACACTCGGCGGCCAGAACGCGCCCCAGTCGGGGCCGGCCCAGCCGGAGTTCTCCCGCTTGGCGGCGCAATGGGCCTCCAGCGCCTCGCGGGACTCGTGCAGCGCCCACGAGGTGACCCAGTCGTAGCGGCCCTCGGGTGCTGCCGACGGCCCGTCATAAGTCACGCGGAGGTTGACGCAGTCGTCGCCGTGCACGCGGGTGATGTGCGCCAGGGCGACATCGGACCCGTTGTTGTGCTTCGGGTCCGCGAGGACGTGGACGATCCGGCCGACACTCGGCTTAGGCATGTGCGTCTCTCTTTCAGGTCAGGCCGGCGCGGGCGCCGGGTCGGGCTCGGCCGGTGCCGCCGCGGCGGCATCCGCCTCGGCCTTCTGCACCTCGGCTTCGACGCCCTTCAGCAGCCCGGCCAGCATCATCCGCGTCGACGCGGGGACGGCGAGGTCAATCGCCGCCTGGACCAGCGGGTCGGCCTCGGCCCTCTCCGCCCACTCGACCATGCCGGGGATGTGGCTGGCGAGCAGCTGCTCGCCCTGCGCCAGGTGCTCCTTCAGGTCGCTGATCATCTGTGACATTCCCACTGACTGCCTCCATGGCTGGGTTGACGGCCGTCCCGGCGGACAGCCGCATGATCTGCCGGCGGAGCCGCGTGGCGTACCCGGCCGCGCCGTTGCCCTCCGCGTGCCGCAGCTCCCGCTGCAGCCCGGCCAGGACGTCCGCGCGGGTCGCCACCGTCAGCGCGACAGGAGAACGTAGGGGACGGGCGCCACCACGGCGGTCATGGTCGGCAGCACCGCCGGCGCGGTCGCGCTGGCGGTGATCGTGCCCGTCGACGCCAGCGCCGCCTGCCCGGTGACCGCGACCTCCCCGGCCAGGGAACCGCCCAGCGCGCCGTCGAGCAGCGCGCCCGTCGTGGCGCCGGGGCCGTACAGGGCAATGCCCCAGACGGCCGGCCCGGCGGCCACGAGCGCAGGGGTGGACGGCCCCTGCCCGATGCCCTGCGTGCCGATGTTGGCCACGGCGGAGCCGAGCGCGAGCTTGTTCGCGCCGAGGGCGAAGCCGGTGGTCACGTCCGCCGACTGGGCGAGCAGCGCGGCGCCGGTGCCGGTGCCGGTGTAAACGGCCGCCCACGAGTGAGCGATCGTGCCCGTCGGCGCGACCGCGCAGATGAACGACGCGAAATCGAAAACGTCGCCGGGCTGCACGGCGACGGCGTACACCGCGAGGACGGTAGTGGCCGTGACCGTGGCGGTCAGCTTGACGCCGGCCGTGCCGCTCGTGATGTCGCGCCGGCCGATGGTGCGCCGG